GAGCCATGACAGGCTATCGACCGGGATGCGTTCGCACGTTTCGCCGACGTCGGCCAGTGTCTCGTTGTCGCCGTTCGACAAGCGGGTGAGGGCGCGGAACGATCCGCCATCCATCGGCTCAGTCATAGCGTGCGTTCCTCGAAGTCATGGCCGCAGGTCCCGCAGACGTCATGCACCGTTCCGAATCCGCCTGAGAGCACGCGCCGATCTGGCCCTGCGCCGCAACGGGGACACATTCGCGACTCCGGTCGGCGGGCGGGTTTTCCGCTCGGATCGATGATCGTCTTCTCGTGATTTTCGCCTTCGACTCGGAGTCGTGCAGTCATCAGAGTGTCCCGGCCTTCGCGCGCATGGCATCCACGGCTTGCTTGGGCGTGATCAGGCCAAACGTGGTCGTCGGTTGCGTTCGCAGTCGGTTGATCTCATCGAGCAAGGTGAGGGCGAGCGCTTGCGCCCAGATCGGCAACTGATCGATCTGGCTCTGTGCGTCACTCTCCGGTGTCTGATCGGGTGCGGCGTTGACGGCTGATTGCACCGCCGCGATCTCGGTCGGTTGCCAGTCCGTCGGCTTCTCGACCAGGACCGTGACGACGTCGCCCGCTTTCAATTCCGCGCTGAGATAGAACGGATCGCCGACGGCGGTACGCACGGGCGTGATCAGTGCGCCGAGATCCGGCGCGTTGCCTGTCCGCGAAAAGACGTGGCGGCTGAGACTCACGGCACCAACTCCACTGTGAAGCCGCGCAACGTGAGATCGTTGCTGCCGACCGCGCTTTGTCCGGTCGCTTTGATCGTGATGGCGTTCGCCAGGGTCTCGGCCGGTGAGGTGAAGCCGTTCAGCAGCGTCCGCTGCATCATCGAGATCCCATGCGCGACTTGTGTCGTCGCCCCGGTTCGCACGACTTCGCCGTAGAGTCGAAAACCAGCGCCATTGACGGTGCCGTTGTCGGTGATCAGGACCGTCGAACCGAAATACAATTTGATCGTTTTGAGGTTCGCGTTCGACGCGATCTGGCCCCACGCCGTGATCCGCACCTTCTGTCCATTCACGCTCAACGTGCCGCCTGGCATGGAGTACGTGCCGAGATCCGTTTCAGTGGTTCCAGAGTTCGGACCTGACGTCGTGGACGTGAATAGCGACAGCGGTACGCCCGCCGGCAGATCGGTCGTCGCGAGCGCGCGAAAGGCGGGCGCTTGTCCACTCCCGGCACACGCCAACACCCCACTCGCTGACGGCGCATAGCTTGCCCCGTCTGTTGTATCCGATGTGTCCCGGTAGAGCACGGAGCCGTGCGTGTCCGCGCCATCGAAGACGCTGTTGAGCAGCGACACGACACGATCCCACACCGACGGCCGGAACAAGGTGGTATCCGGTCCATCCGGTTTGTTCGACGTGAAGAGCGCGGGCGTCAAACTCATTGCGTCCAGCCCGCCTGGATCCAATCGGAGGCACCACTGCTCGTGATCGTGGTGCCGCTTTCTACGAACAACCGGAAGTGCGCGACGATCTCTTTGACCTTCACCCCGGCTAAGAGTTCATCCGCCACCGTGGAGGTGTCGTCGTAGAAGATCGCCCAGCTGCCGTAATCAGTGACCGTGATCGGCGAGCGGAGCAATTCGATCACCCGATCCATGATCGTTTCCGCCGAGAGATACCCGCCGTACTCGCTGTAGACATGGACGGTCAGCGTGACTTCCGACAACTGATTCGGTCCCGGCGCCGTCCCAAAGCCCCCGATCGGGCGTTCCGCGATCTCAAAGAGCACCAGCGGAAAGGCTGGATTTGGCGGCACGTCGGTGAAGATCCCGCCGGTTGCCAATGACGCCAGCGTCGCATCCTGCAAGGTGCCAAACACCGCCTCAGCGACCGCCGGAAGCGCGGAATAGAGCGACATCAGGATCCCGCACACTCGATGAAGGTGAACTGCCGCCCGTCGCCATCAGGAATAACGCCGGAGATATCGAGCGTTTGCGTCGGTTGACTCGGCGGAAACTGCGGTGTCCAGCGGACGCGCATTTCCGGCGTCACACCCGCGCTGTCGAGCGAATGGATCCGAAACCGATACTCGAGCCGGTTTTCAATCGCGGCGGCCTGCAAGCGTTCCCAGGCCGCGAGCGGCACGAGCTCTCCCGCCAGCGTTCGAAAGGTTTCCCAGCCGGTGACACGTCCGCCTTGGGCGTCGCTGACGTAGGTCACGGTGATGGTTCCGGTGGCTGGCGTCGCCAGCGTGCCATTGACCGGATACGTGAACGATGTCGGGCCAAGCACGCTGCCGATCTTGACTTTGCCGTCGTAGCCACTCGGCGTCGCCCCAGCGATCGTCACGTAATCACCAGTCGCGTATCCGTGATCGACCGCGGTAATCGCCGTCGCGCTCGATGCGGTGCGCGTGAGACTCGTCACACTGAAGTCCTGCGGCGTGTTCCATTCAATCACCAGCGACTCCCGCAAAGGCCCATGCCGCGGCATCAGGCCACCGTCACCGGGACGTACGGCGCGATCAGTTCTTCATACTCATCGCGCATCGTGTCGGCCATGAATCGATCCGATCCTTCGTTCGCGTAAAACCCGACGAGCACGCCGACGGCCTGCACCAACGGCGCGGGAATGTGCGCGACGTCGACATAGCCAGCCACGATCCGCAGCGTCACCGGTTGAAATCCGCGGAGATCGGTCGGCCAGGATCCGGCATCCGTGAGTCCGATCCGCGCCGGTCGGCTGCTGCTGTCGAGCAGGTAGTTCACCGGATCGAAGGTCTGCAACACGCCGCTCGTGTCGTAGTACTGAACCGAGGTGATCGATTGCAAGGGTGTCGACTGCGGCGGCAATGTAAACATCCCGTCATAAGGGAACCCGTCGAAGGTCACGTCGCGCGTCTGCGTCAAGAGCGCGAGCCCGGTATCCTGTTCCACCTTCATCCGCGCGGATTTGATGAGCGTCGGCAAGAGCGTATCGAGTGCGGTGCCAGAAATTCGCGCGTAGAGCTTTGCCGCCGTCAAATTGCTCGTGTCGAGCGGTTCGACGGTCGGTTCGACAAACACCACCGACGTCGCATGCAACGCGATCGGCGGGTACCGTTCGCTGGCCCAGTAGGGCCGCTGGACAAACACGCCCACGTCAGATCACTCCGCGTCCCTGTAGCAAGCGCACGACAACGAGCACTAGCACGATCACGAGCAACAGGTGAATGACCGATCCGCCGATCGGCACGACGAACGCGCCCATCAACCAGATCAGCAGAATGAGCACGATCAGCAGTTCAAGCAGACCCATCAGCGGCGCCTCCGTGTCGGATCTCCGCGATATGTCTTCGTGGACAGCTTCGGTTCGACGTCGGCCGCGGTTTCGCCTTGCACGGCCGACGTCTGTGATCGATCGCGTTCCGGCAGCTGCACAACAGTGATCTGGCCGTACTCCGGCGACGTACAGGCGCACGCCGCCGTCCCGCAGATCGGGCAGGGACCGGGATGCTGTCGTGGCGGCCAGTGGCCCATCAGACCGCTCGCGCGGCTCCGTCGTGGATCAAGCGCTGCGCCTGGTCGGACGGGAGGTCGACGTGTTGGCCGGCGCCGTGTCCGCCTTCGTCGCGCAGCATCTCAACGCGCTGCGTGCCGCCCTGCTGGCCGGATTGGTTCGGCTGCTGACCGGCGTGCTGCTGGCCTTGCTGCTGGCCGCTCTGTGCGCCCGCCTTGCCGCTCTGACCGCTGGGCTGATCCGCTGCGCGTCGTTTCTGCTCGGCGATTCCGTCGGCCGGATGCCCCAAGCGATACGCGTCCTGCGTTTCCGCATCGCCCGCGCCGTGTTGTGTCACCACGCCTCCTTCGCTGTACGTGGTCGGCCCGATCTCGCTCTGTGCCTTCTTCGGCGCGGACTGTTGCTGGCCGCTCTGCTGCGCCTGATGCTGATCGGGCGGTTGTCCGGCCCGATCTGACTGCTGTTGGTTGTCCATGACGGTGAACTCCTTTTGTCGAATCTGCGCTATTCGAGCGCGTAGACGAGGATCGCGTCGACGTTCGTCGCTGTCGCCGCCGCGCCCCCTGTTTTTCCGATGGTGATCGCGGTGTTCGCATCGAGCGCGGTGTGTGACCCGCCATCGGCGAGCAACGTCATGCCCGCATCGCCGCTTTCGACCAGCGCGCTTTGCGTGAGGCCCGCAACCGGTGCGACGCCAAGCGCCACGGACCCGGCTGCTCGTGTGCCGAGAATGCGGACATCGGTGGCCGCCGTGACCGCCCCGCCGACGGCAATCAGCGCGAAGTAGATCAGCCGATACGCGAGGCCCGGTACGGCCGGAAGCAGCGTCGCGCCCGCATTGACGTTCGCGATCGTCGTGCGGACCCGCGCTTGGAAGCAGGCGCCGGCATCCGAGCCGCGCTGCATCTCGTTGAACGTGGAACTGTAGGCAGCCTGCTTCATCGCGGCACCTCAGTTCAACCCGGTAACGGTTCCGAACGCCGACGGGCGATACACCGCCAGCGCGAGCCGCTCTTCCGCGCGAATCGCGACGAGGTTCTTGATGAAGAAATCCTGATGGCTGTTGCTCGCTTCGACGCGGATGCCGCCCTTGCGGAACACCTGCGCGGCCTGAGCGAACGCGCCGACGAGCGCGGTGTTGGCTGTGATCGACGGCGTGCGCACCGCCGGCAGTCCCCAGATCGTCATCTGCGTCTGCGAGGCGAACGGACCCGCGCCGTAGTACTGACCGTTGGCGTCCTTCGCCAACATGATCGTCTGCCAGTTCGCGGGGTTGATCACCACACCGTCGGGATCGATGAACACGGTCGTCGCGATGGTGGTGATCTGCTTGAAGATCGCATCGGCGTTCGTGTCGGTGCCGCGCGCCTGGGCCGCCGTGAGTCCTGAGCGATTGAGAATGCCCTGAATGGCCGGTGGTGTGCCTGATCCGTTGAGCAGCTGATCCTCTTCGGTCAACTGCACGCCGAGCCGGAGCCGCCCATCCACGTACGAGCGGATCTGCGCGACGTCTTCGAGCATTTCTTCGGTGACGGGCAGGAAGTGCGCGATCTTCTGCACGTTGTCCGTGACCTGATTGAACACGAGCGTGGATTCCGGTTTCGCGGCAGCTTCCGCTGTCGGTGCCGCGGCGTTCGTGAAGGTCGTTTCCTTCATGTACGTGACGCTGTTGCTGTTCGTGGTGCCGGAGGCGATGAGATCAGCCACGACCAGCCGCTTGAACAAGAGCGGTGTGATCCCCGGCTGAAAGTCGCTGATGATCAACTTCCCGCCCGAGCCGGTGCTTTCGTCGAGTGTCGTGGCCTGCAGTTCGACGAGCGGCGAGATCCACGCCGAACTGGAGCGATGTCCACCGCGTTTGATGAACTCGCCGAAGGCGGGATCGTCCACGAGTTGCTGGCCGAGCGACTTCATCACGCGCTGTTGCGCCATCTGCGTGTTGGTGCGCGTCACGCCGCTGCCGACGCTGTTCATCAGGTTCTCGATCTCGGCGCGCTGCGAGGCGTCCACCTTCGCCAGGTCGAGTTTGCCTTTGAGATCGCGACACTCGGCGAGGATCACTTCGACGGCGGCGCGTTCATCCTTCGTCCGTTCCCGTGCCGCCTTCTCTTTGCCGTCGCCTTCGGCCTCGGCCATCTGTTTTTCGAGCAACGCCTTGGCGGCGTCTTTCCGTTCGGCGAGCTTGCGTTCGAGGGCGTCGAAATTCAACATGATGCGTGCTCCGCGCTGCGCTAGAGATCCAGCAGCGCCAGTTCGAGTCGTTGTCGATCATCCGCCGCGCGATCCTGGGCCGTGACTCGGTCGAGTTCCTGGGCCGTGTCGTGCGTCGAATCTGCTGCTGCGGCCATTCGACTCGGTTCGCCGCTGTCGAACTCCGCGATCGTGTCGGTGAGCGTGCAAATGCGATCGATCAAGCCGAGGGCGAGCGCCTGATCCGCGCTGTAGACGTGGGCTTTCCATTCGTTGCGGACCCGATCGGCGGTGACACCTTTACCGCGGCCCTTCACGACGTCGCCGACGAACCGTGCGTAGGCGTCATCAATCAGCGACTGCCGACGGGCTTCACCGGCCGCACTGAGCGCGGTGCCTTCGACACCATCGGCTTTGCCTTCGCCGGCCGACAACACCTTGCGCTTCACGCCGAGTTTCTCGAGCGACGCCGTCAGATCGTCGTGAATGGCATAGACGCCAATCGAGCCGACCATTGAGGATGGTGAGGCGTGAATCTTCGACGCGGCACTCGCGATCCAGTAGGCCGCGGATCCCGCCATTGGATGCACTTGCGCGATCACCGCTTTCTTCGTGCGTCCCGCAAGAATCTGCCGCGAGAATTCCGTCGCACCGGCCACGCTGCCGCCAGGCGAATTGATGTCGAGCACGATCGTTCGAACCGCCTTGTTTGCCATCAGCGCTTCGAACTGCTGGCCGAGCTCTTCGAACGTGGTCCCGCCGCTGAAGTTCGACAGCAAGTTCATGCGCGGCGCGATCACGCCCTGAATTGGGAGCACGGCATACCCGCCGCCCTGTTTCGGTTGCGGCAAGTTCTCACGGTTCACCCGCGAGCCGGCGATCTCGTCCTCGGACGCTTTCAAACCAGCCGCTTGTCGCGCGACGATGTGCGCGATCAGCGATCCCATCTCCGGCGTGATCGCCCACGGATGATCGACCACGAACGACAGCAGATGGGCATAGCGCGTGTTCATAGCGTCCTCACGCCGCCTCGAGCAGCAGCATTGCGAGTGCTTCGTCCGTCAGGTTCTGCACGCCAGCGGCAGTGAGCGAGCCGACCGACGCCACGGCCGCCACGGTCGTCGGCTGTGCGGTAGAGTTGCCGACCGCGCGGGCCTGGCCGACCGCCGTGGTCGCCGAGACGCCGTCTGGATAGGCGAAGGCTGAGCGGCTGAACGGCGCCGGCGCCCGTCGGCGCTGCGCCACGATCACCGGTTGCGGAATTGGTACGGCATCCGCATCGAAGGCGGTGGACTGCCCGACCGCGCTGGTTGCCTCAACGCCGACCGCCAGCACGGTTGCTGCGCCTGAGTACTCAACCAGTCCGACGGCGCTGAGACTCTCGACGCCGAGCGGTTGGGCAGTTGCCGATCCGCCTTCTTCACCACTCGCCGTCGGTTGTCCAACCGCAGAGAGTCCTTCAACACCGGCCGGTGCCGTGAGCGCCGCACCCAAGGGAAACGCAGCACCCACGGCCGCCGCCGCAGACAGTCCCGTCGCGATCAGGAGTGCGTCACCGCT